GATAAAACCATTTAGAAGTTCATACTCAGAATTGTATGACTTGTAAATGACATTATCTTGTTTATTATTAAATGGGCCTTGCCCCCAAGTGCGAATCTGTTTTGTTGTATAATCCTGTATTGTGATAAGTAATATTTCTTCTGCTGCAGATTCTACATCAGGGAATCCATTCTCAGACTTAACCTCAATATCAAGAGTGGTCAACTTAATCTTACTAATATCAAACTTAACTTCTTCTTCGGGATACATCTCTGAGATATACTGATAGATGTATCTGTCATTTCCATATACACTAAAATTTTCTACACCATCATATCTTTTAATAAACTCACGGGACTCACGTACAGTTCCGGGATTGACTGGTTCAACATGCTCACCTGTCAATGTTTTATATTTGGATTTTCTTTTGGACGGAACAAAAAGAGTAGGATAAAACTTCTCACGAGTCATGAAATGTTTACCATTATCATAACCACGAACAAGAAAGTTATCACCTACAAGTTGTACGTTAGTGTAAAACTTCATCAAGAAATAATATCAAGGTATTTTGATAATATTATACTTGTTGGAGCAACGATTGTCAAAATACTATCAGAGTGAATCATCATTTCATTTTGTGCAGTGAAATCTAACCATGATTCTAAAATGTAATCACTCTTATCTTCTTTGTATTCATTCTTCATTTTATATGGATTGATTAACTTACAATCAGGGCCTCCTAACTCAGTATCAACTTCCATTATTTGAGAGATAATTAGATCGCCATTTTTTAACAGTAAACATTTAATCGTCTGTTCTTCCATTTGTTTTCTCCAAATACATTTTTTTAATACTTGCCACTGGTTCTACAAGAGTGACGACTTGATCCACTGCAACTGGAATATCTTCTTCTTCAGAAACAAGAATCCAATTTTGTAGTGATACCTCAACTGAAGATTCATCTTTACTTTCTGATAAAACTATTTGTTTATTCAAAAGAACCTTTTGTGGTTTATGAAACAAATAAGCAATCGGTTTATCTTCAGACACTATTTCTTTCATGTCAGCAACAATCTGATCACCTGATTGTAAGACTGCGAGTTTAATTGACATTTTGTATTAATTCCTCTAATAATTATACCAATAAAAAAAGGGATCGTCAAGATCCCTAAAGTATTGCTTTCATAATAAACTCTTTTGATAATATTGGTTTACCAAACAGATCGAGTTGTAATCCTTCGGCCTCTTCAGTAACCATATCTTTATTTTTACGAGTGTGTTCCCAATAACACGTTCTATCCTCACGTATCCAAAACCAACTTGTATTATGTGAATCTAATAGAAACACAGCATAAAGGTGTGGGTATGTTATCTTTGGTTTTTTTTCATACACCACACCCATTGGACTTTTGTAAAAGTTTGGATGTTGATAATCAGAGGTACTCTTTTCTTGCATGATGTTCTGGTACTACCTTACCTAACTTAACGGTAAGTAGACCATCTTCAAATTTAACATCTGTGACTTCAGTGTCATCAGAGAGTGTCCAAGATCTTGTGAAAGATCTTTGTGCAAGACCTCTATATGCATATTCTTTTTCTTCTTCTTTACTTTCTTTTGAACCTTCAACAGTAAGTTTTCCATACTCAGTGTACACTTTCACATCTTTAGGTTTAAAGCCTGCAAGTGCAACCTCTAACCTTGACTCATGGTTACTGATATTTATGAGGTTATATGGAGGGTAGTTGGTAGGGTTGTCATTAAAAAATCTGTCAAAATAATCATCTAATCCAATGCTATTTCTTGAAATCTTCTCAATGAGATCTGGAAGATTTGCAGCATGGTATCTTTGTAGAGCATTCATAATAGTTCTCCTATGTAAGCGAGTTTAGTTTTTGTCCCCGAAGGCGACACTAATATTTATACCATAAGGCACAAAAAAAGGGGGTAGTATTTACCCCCCTAAGTTTACTTAACTGTAACTTTTTGATCAGAATAATTTTGATCAGTGTTAAAAGTTTCATCAAGTGGTTTGAAGTTTACGATATCTATTTTAGATAAAGGAACATTTTTTTTCTTCTCAGGATAATCAACAAATACTCCTAAGTCTTGATCACCACCTTCTCCTTTTCTTTGTGTTAATCTCTTTGAGACTTTCCAAGGAGTTGTCTTATACCAGTTGCATGCTTCAGCAAATCTTTTGATCTTGCCGATGAAACTTTCAGCAAATTTTGCCATTGAATCATTTGCAATGTCAGTTGCATCCCATGTGGAGGTATAGGTGTTGTGAACTCCTATCTCTTGAGTTTCACCTTCACTCTCTATATAAGCATCCATGAGTTTAGCAAGAACTTTAAGGAAACGTGCATCATTTCCTTTCTCAGCACCGTTAGTGTTAATCACTGTGATACCATCAAGATTTTGTTCCTTGACTTGTTGTTTGATTTCAGCCTCCTTAAACCATTCGATTCTTCCTTTTGCATTATTTCTACGAAATGCATCTGCAACATAATCATCAACCTGTTTGTCAGAAAGAGTATGGCTAATACCACTTTTAAACCATGATAAGAGTTTTGCTTTATCCCAACCATACTTTAAGATTTTATCCATTGCAGCACAGACATAATCTTGTTTAGTTGGTGGTGAATTTGTGACTTGACCATTATCACTCAACGCATTGTCATTGAATTTGTCTTCCTCATCTTTTGCAAATTCAGTTTCTTGACCATTATCTTCGTATTCATCATATATCCAATACTTGTAACCTAAATCATCAAAGTATTCTTTACGACCAAAACCACCAAAGAGGTGTTTGTTTTTGGATCGTCTTACAAGTTTTGGAGGAAGACATTTGACGTTGATACCTTTCTCAAAACTACCTTTGTTGTCACGAGAAGCATTTGTTGCTCTTGCAGGGTTTTGAGTTTCTCCTTTTTTGTTTTTAGTAATTAGTGAACTGACCTTAATTACATTTCTACCAAGATATTTGTAACCGGGAAGTTCTTCATGCGGTGCGTATATTTCAGTCGCTTTTATTATTTCATCCCATCCATTACTTGTTTGTGGGACTTTGTGATAGAACTCTTCATTGAAGAATCCTTTGTTATTTGATTTGTTCATGATAATAGACCATACGGTCATAAAGTACTCAATTAAAGATTTCAACACGCTTACGCTTTAGTAACATACTATTTGGTAAAGTTGATGTATCAACTTCTAGTGATGTCCTAGTTTACTATCCCTACCATCGACGGTATGAATTGATGTCTTTAGTATGGCATAAAATTAATTTCCTGTCAAGTGTGTTAGGAAATATTAACTTACAGTTTCCTCTACTTTCTTTTTTTTAGATCCTATGTTATACTTTGTCTCCAAAATCCAGTCACCCTTATCTTTATAGGATAAAACTTTTATTTGGTTAAGTGGTGCTACATCTTGAATTATATCTGAACTAACAATACCTACTAGGCCCCAATCAACTAATAACTGTGCTATACGATTCCTTCTTTGCACATCATTAGATGTAAGATTTGCATGCTTACCATCTAACGCAAATAATTCTTTAAAGTGTACTAAAAAATATCTACCCTGTTTATGAAGAATATGACAGGACTGATAAATCTTTTTCTCTTTTCTGGATGCTACACCTATTCGTGTCAGAGTCTCTCTCACTTTGAGAAAATCATCTGGTTCATTTAATGTCACTTCGACCATTTGGTCAGGATTCCATTTCACTTCTGGTTCCTTAAGAACGCTCATCTTCTTCCTCCAATATCAAGTTTAGATTTAATAAAATTCAGTTGTTCTTTTGTAAGAATTTTTAGAATCTGTTCCGCTTTAGCATTACTACATTCATAGTATGTTTTGACACTATCAAGTTCTTTGATCTTGTCTTTACGCAACCAAGGAGAAAATCTTTTCTTCTTCCTCACTATATGTATAAGAAAATCATGTTGCATCTTTTTTGGTAAAAAAGGATACTTATTCATCTCATTAGCAAGCATCACAGTGTCAAGATGTCCTGACAGACACTTGTTCACAAT